TTAAGCCTCGTTTTGTTCTTGGCTCGGGCTTTCGGCTGAGGTTTGGGTTTCGGCGGCTTGTGCTTCGTCTTCCTCTTCCTCAGCTACGCGCTCGAGGCTGACGAGGGTTTCGCCTTCGTCCAGGTTAATCAGCTTCACACCGGCGGCGGCGCGGCCGGTTTCGCGGATTTGTTCCACCTTGGTGCGGATGAGTACGCCGCCGCTGGTAATCAGCATCAGGTCGTCACTTTCGCTCACCAGGGTGGCGGCCACTAGGTCGCCGTTGCGCTCGCCGGTGTTGATGGCGATATTGCCTTGGCCGCCTTTGTTTTTGCGGCTGTAGCTGGCAATCGGGGTGCGTTTGCCGTAGCCGTTGGCGGTGGCGGTGAGCACTTGCAGTTCGCTCTGTTCGCACTCGGGGGCGAAGGTGATAAGGCTGACGATGCGGCCGTTTTCGGGCAGTCTCATGCCGCGCAGGCCGCCGCTGCCGCGGCCGCTGGGGCGTACGCCGTGTTTGCCGCTGATGGGGGCACTTTCGGCGTTGTCGTCTTCCTGGCTACCTGAAATTTCGGTGTCGTTGTCGTCGCCGGTTTCTTCATCGTCGCTGCTGCGCTCCCAATATTCGTTGAAGCGGATGGCTTTGCCGAGGTTGGAGAAGAGCATGATGTCGTTGCGGCCGGAGGTGCGCGCTACACCCACCAGGCTATCGCCTTCTTTGAGGGCGATGGCTTTGATGCCAACTTTGCTCACGTTTTTAAACGCAGAAAGTTGCACTTTTTTCACCACGCCCATAGCGGTGGCGAAGAAAACGTATTCGTCTTCGGGGAAGTCGCGCACGGGCAGGATGGCGGAAACTTTTTCGTTTTCGTCCAGCTGGATAACGTTGTTGATCGGGCGGCCGCGCGAGTTGCGCCCGCCTTCGGGCAGTTTATATACCTTAATCCAGTGGCAGCGGCCGTGGTTGGTGAAGCACATCAGGTAGTCGTGGGTGTTGGCCACAAACAGGGTTTCGATGAAGTCTTCGTCTTTGGTGGCGGCGGCCTGCTTGCCGCGACCGCCGCGCCGCTGGGCTTGGTAGTCGGTGGTGGGCTGGGTTTTGATATAGCCGCCGTGGGTGAGGGTAACCACCATTTCGCGCGGCGGAATCAGGTCTTCATCGGCGATGTCGCCGCCGAACGGGTTGATTTCGCTGCGGCGCGGGTCGCCGAAGTTGGTTTTGATTTCGATGAGCTCGTCATGGATGATTTGGGTGATGCGTTCGGGCTTAGCCAAAATATCCAGGAAATCGATAATCTGCGCCATGATGGTTTTGTAGTCGGCGAGGATGGTGTCTTGGTCGAGGCCGGTGAGGTTGCGCAGGCTCATGCGCAGGATGGCGTCGGCTTGCAAGTCGCTCAAATAATAGCCGTCTTCGCGCAGGCCGAGGTTTTCAGGTAGCCCTTCGGGGCGCGCCATGTTTAAATCCAAATCGGTGCGGCTGAGCATATCGCCCACTAGGCCGGACTGCCACGGCCGCGCCAGCAGTTTGGCTTTGGCTTCGGCGGCATCAGCGGATTCTTTGATGAGCTGAATCATCGGGTCGATATTGGAAAGCGCCACGGCTTTGCCTTCGGCGATGTGGCCTTCGTGCCGCGCTTTTTTCAGGCGGAATAAGGTGCGGCGGGTAACCACTTCGCGGCGGTGGCGCAGGAATTCGGCCAGAATCTGCTTTAAATTCAACAGGCGCGGCTGGCCGTCGACCAGGGCCACCATATTGATGCCGAAGCTGTCTTGCAGCTGGGTGAGTTTGTAGAGCTGGTTGAGCACGACTTCGGCGTTTTCATTACGCTTCAGTTCGATGACCACGCGCATACCGGATTTGTCGGATTCGTCACGCAAATCGGAAATGCCTTCCAGCGTTTTCTCGCGCACCAACTCGCCGATTTTTTCCACCAGCTTGGCTTTGTTTACCTGATAGGGGATTTCATCGATGATGATGGCTTCGCGCTCGCCGTGTTTGCCGATGGGCTCGATATGGGTTTTACCGCGCATCACCACGCGGCCGCGGCCGGTGCGGTAGCCTTCGCGCACGCCGGCGAGGCCATAAATGGTGGCGCCGGTGGGGAAGTCTGGGGCTTTGATGGTGTCGATGAGCGCGTCGATAGACGTGTCGGGATCGGCTAAGAGTTGCAGGCAGGCATCCACCGTGTCGCCTAAATTGTGCGGCGGGATGTTGGTGGCCATGCCCACGGCAATACCGGCCGAACCGTTGGTCAGCAGGGCGGGGAAGCGGGTGGGCATCACCAGCGGCTCTTGTTCGCTGCCGTCGTAGTTCGGGCCGAAGTTTACGGTATCTTCTTCAATGTCGGCCAGCATTTCGTGGGCGATTTTCGCCATGCGGATTTCGGTGTAACGCATGGCTGCCGCGCCGTCGCCGTCCACCGAGCCGAAGTTGCCCTGGCCATCTACCAGCATATAGCGCATGGAGAAGGGCTGCGCCATGCGCACGATGGTGTCGTACACCGCGCTGTCGCCGTGGGGGTGGTATTTACCGATAACATCGCCCACGATACGGGCGGATTTTTTATAAGATGAGTTCCAATTGTTTTTCAACTCGTGCATGGCGTAGAGCACGCGGCGGTGCACGGGTTTCAGGCCGTCGCGCACATCGGGCAGCGCGCGGCCGACGATTACCGACATGGCGTAATCGAGATAGCTTTTGCGCATTTCCTCTTCGAGGCTGACGGGGATGGTTTCTTTGGCAAACCGGTGGTCGTGGGTGCTGCTCATGGAGATTTAAAGCCCAATCGATTAAAACGCATTATTTTATCACATAATCAATCATCAAGACGGCTGCCATAGATAAATACATACTGCATAAATAGAATTCATCTTTTGGCAGCCGTTATATTTCCGCAATTTCCAGAGGCGTTCCGCAAACGCTATTTCAGCGGCTTGAGAATTTTACCGCGCCGGATATAGATTTTTGTCATCTGCTCAGAGGCGTGGCCAAGTTGGTCGGAAGCGCTGCGGGTGTCGGCAGCCAGGTAAATATCCGTGGCGGCTTTAGCCCTCAAGTCGCGGAATTGGAATGCGGATAACTCTGCCGCCAGTTCAGGCCGCTGCTGCATGACAGTTTTTCTCAACTCTAAGAACTGCCTGCTTAGGGCGGCGCGGGATAGTGGCTTCCCGTGGCTGTTGAGAAACAGGTAGCCGTTATCTTGGTGGATACGGTCGATGATTTCTTTGAGCTTGCCGCTGATTTCAAAACGTAGTTTTGCACCTGTTTTCTGCTGGCTGATATGCAGGATGCCTTCGTGGATGTGGCTGCTGTGAATGCCGACTATATCAACAGGGCGCTGGCCGGTGATGTAGGCAATGTCCATTAAATCGCGCATCTGCTGGCTGGCAGCCTGATAGACGGCCTGATACAGGTAATCCTCAATATAAACCTCACGGCGTTTCTTGCTGTGCTTCTTGACGTTGCGGCAGGGGTTTTCTTTGCTTGTCCAGCCCTGCTCTCTGGCATAGTTGAAGATGGCGCTGAGATAACCGATTTCGTTGTTAGCTCCGCCGGGTGTGTCTTTGCGCCAGTCGAGATAACGGCGGACGTGTGCCGGCTCGATTTCGTCCAATGGCGCTGGGTTCTCCCCGCCGAAAAATTTAGACAGCTTGCGCACGGCATTGTTGGCACTGGAAATGGTGTTGCGGCTGCGGTGGCTGATGATATTCTGCAGGTAGCGTTCGGCTGCAACAGGAAAGGTAACACGGGCGGACTTGGGCAGTTTGGCCGCTTCGAGTTTGCTCCACTCTTGGACGGCGGCAATGTAGTCCGTGCCAAGCGGGATTTCTTTGCGCCGCCCGTCTTCCCGCCCGTCGTAGTAGTAATAGACGGTGGTCTTGCCGTTTTTTCGGGTGCGTTTGCGCGCCAGCATTCTATCCGGCAGGTTGCTGTTGGCGCTTCGTTTCCTGCCCATGATTACTCCCTCCTAGACTGCCGGCTGCCACCTGGGCTTGTCCGGCTTGTGTTTTTGCGGCTTACCTTCCAGCACGCTGCGGCTGACAACAGGGTAGCCTGCGGCATTGGTAAAAAACGGAATGCCGTTTTTGCGCAGGGTTTCGGCCTGTTTTTTCGGTTGTTTGCGGCTGGTCAGTTCGATGATTTCTTCGCGGGTTAAAAAGGTGTTGGTCATGTTTCCCCTTTCAAATAATAATCTTGATGATGGACTGTTCGCCGTCCACCTCTTCCAGCCCGTCTAATTCCTGAAGCCCCTGCATGGCTACCTCGTATAGGATCTGGCTAAGGTTCTCACGGGTTACGCCTTCGCTCGTTATCCTTGCTTCGCGGATTTCGTACTCCGGCTTGCCGTGTAGCTTCAGCCAAATCTCGAAGCGGTATTTGCGCGGCTTGTCGAAGATGCGCTTGCGTTTCACGGGGTCGGTAAAGTCGCCGAACATCTCTGCCGCTTCCTGGAATTCGGGGTAGGTATCTGCACCAATCAAAGGAAAGGTGCAGTACCCGCGATAGGGCTTAGACGGTTTCCGCTTTCGGTTTCGGCTCACGTCTCAATCTCCAAACTAAAGACCGCCAGAAGGCGGCCTAGTTAATCAATATCCCCACGGCAGATTGCGTTGAGGGTGTCGGCGTGGGCTTGGGCGGCTGATTTGGATAGATGTGCCATATTGTGCTTTAAGCAGCCATAATCTAAAAAACTCCCATTCCAAATGAACGATTCTGCTATATACCCTCTATTTGCATATCCAGAAACAATCCAGTAGTTGGCACCAATCTTTGGTTCTTCTTTAGTTGGCTCCGGAAACTCATGCCGCCCAACGCGGATTACTTGGGGCTTGCGGCGGTAGAAGAGGTCTGTATCCCATACCGGGTTTGCTCGCAGAGGAAGCCACGCCGCACTAAGCCTCCCTCCTGAAACTTCCCACCGCTCCCACGGAGTATCCGTTTTGGTGGCATCCTCTGCGTATTGCAGCATCAAGGCTGCGTGTTTGTGTGCTGTCATTCTTTCTCTCCAAAAATTTCAGATTCAGCTTCGGCGAAGGTGAGGTGTTGCCAGTGATCGGGGTTAGTCGCTCTAACCCAACATTCGCCGAATTCTCCGTAGCTGGTGACACTCTCCCCTGTAGCTACACAGATTCCGGCATCTATGGAAGTGAACAAAATAATTGCACCGTTCTCCCGAGATTTCGCAAACAGCGGGTAAGTCAGTTCAGTTTCAGATTCACTATGGGTTTCAACTTTAGTTTCAGGTTTCACTTCCTTCGGATAACGTTCCTTCCACCGACGTTTAAATTCCTTGCGGTCGGATTCGAGTTCAAAGTGGCGAACATCCTCCGGACGACTCACTAACCCCTCAAAAGTCAATCGTCTGGTAAACCAGCCGGCGTCGGAAATAAAATACGGCTGAAAGTCACCAGAATCGCCGCTCAAATCCTTCCCAAATTCGGCAGGAATAACCCCAGCGCCAAAGGTTTCTAGACCGCCTTTGACTACTCCTTCTTTAATCATCTCAATGAAAATATCCGCTGCCTCTTTTGTCAGCCGTCCTGTTTCAGTACGTTTCTTCGGTCTGCTCATTTCAGTCTCCAAAATTAAAGCCGCATTACGCGGCGGGGTCTGTGGTGGGCGGTTCTGGCGATTTAATTGGTTGCCAGTGAGTAATGTTTTGGACAGATAAGGACGGGTACATCATGGAGTCCCCCCAAACATATTCCTCCGTTTTCTGGTCTAAACATCGGTAGGCAATCATAACTGCTGGAACAACTGGACTAAATTTCAATAGCGGATTGGGATAAATAAAATATCTTTGATTAGTGCCCAAAGAGCCTTTTGACATTAAGTTTGGATCATCTTCAGGCAGGCTATCCTCTACGCTTATCCATTCGGATTGTGCGGCTCGGGCTTGCCACCCCCGCCATGCAAACTCAATGTGGTCATAGGCGTAACGACCGTCTTTTTGCTTTTGGCAAGGGTCGATTGGCACCGGCGGCGCTGGGTTCGATATCCACTCCTCAAACGCCTTACGCTCCCGCTCGATTCTTTCGGGTGTCATTGCACATCCTCCTCTTTCACAAACACGCCATCTTTCATTACGCCCTTGCGCGCTTTGATTTCGTCATAGGCTTGGGCGATGCAATCTTCTATCTGCAAGCCGTTCTGTGCAGCCAGGATAGTCAGCACGACTATACAATCGCCGATGCTGTCAGCGATACAGCGGCGCGGGCGGCCACGGGAAATATCGGCGGCCAGCTCGCCGGTCTCCTCTACAAGCTTGGCAAGCTGGCGGAAACTGTCGCTGCCGTCGATAAGGTTGCGGGCTTCTGCCCATTCGCGGATTTGGGTAAATGTTTGGGTCATGATTATTCCTTTGCTTCTTCTGCCTGCTCCTGCATGGCGGCATCGATAGCTTGACGGATATTATTTGCGGCGGCTAACACTTTAAAATGCTCTTCTTGTTTTTGGATGACGGCAAATGGTGTATCTAGTCTTTCGCCATCGTCATCACATAGCATTTCGGTCAGCGCACAATCGTTTTTTGCCAGCCAGTCTAGGCGCTCGGTGTCGGGGTGGGGGATAAGCTCCAAACCGGAAACGGGGAAGTCTTCCACTTCGAGCGCATCGTCAAACATCACGTTCACATAGCCGTATTCATCTTCTTCCGATAGCACCACTCCTATCGAGCCCGGTGTAGGGAAGCCCTTCACGCGGTCGCCGAATTTAAATTGCTGTGTCATGGTTGCTCCTTAAAAAGGCACGTCATCGTCTATATCATATTGCGGCACGGGCGCGGCTGGCTGCTGTCGTGCGGGTGGCGCGGCGTGTGGCCTTGCTGCAGCAGAATGTGTTGCCGGTTGGGAAGCGTGAGCTTGGTCGCGGCTGCCTTGCAGGGTAATATCGCCGACTATGATGTCGATGCTCTGCCTCTCGATGCCTTGGCGGTCGGTATATTTGCGGATTTGCAAACTGCCAAAAACGGTCGCCGCCCCGCCCTTTTTAATGTATTCGGCCAACTTCTCTGCACGATTGCCGAATAATTGGCAGTTGAAAAACTGTGGCTGTTCTTTGCCGTTGATATAAACGTTTTCGGCGATACCGAAATTGAGAATGTGGTGCCCGTTCGGGGTAATACGGATTTCGCCATCTTTAGTGAAGCGGCCTGCTACTGCGATGGTGCTCATGAAAACTCCTTCATCTGTTTTTGGATAAGTTCGATAAATCGCTGCTCACGCGCCAGCAGTTGCTGTATCTGTGTGCGGTATTGCTCGCGGTGTACACGGTAAATCAATAGCTGATATGGTTCGGGGGCGAAGCTGCAATAGCTGACAAAATCCCACCACTCGCGCCCGGAGTGGGCAAGGTTGCCCAGTATCTGCCAGCGGTAGGCGGGGTCGAAGTTGCCGCGCCGTTTGGTGGCGGCATGGGTTTGCGGCAGTACGCTTTTAATTTCAATCCCGCCATCTTCTCCGACTAGGCCATCGGGGGAACAGCCGATATAGTCATCACAGAAAAAGCCGCCGTTTTGCACGGTGCAGAATGTTTCTGCTTCGTACAAGGCTCGGGCGGCAGGCTCTTCGATGTGGCCGCGCTCCATGTCGGCATTGCTATAGCCGTCTCCGTAATGTGAACGCATGGAGTGTCCGTTGATGCGCTCGAAGGCGATTTGCACGGCTAGGCGCTTGGCCGCATCGTTGAAGGCTTTTGGTTGATTAACCATGATGGTGGCGAAGTTAGAAGCAGTCAGCCGCCCGGCGCGGAGTTCATCCCATTCCGGGCTGTTCTGTTCAATGTCGTACCATTTCATGATTGCTCTGCCTGCTGGATAAGTAATTGCCGGTTCTCTTCGCTGATGTAAACATGGGCTTCTACCGAATCTAAATTCCCTTCACGTTTATAGGCATCAAGTGCGCGTAGCCACATCTTCTGATTGTCCGGGGTAAGCTCACGCTTCGGACGGATGGCGGCGGGGCGGATGCGTAAGCCTTCCACTGTTTCGCGCCCGAATCTCACGTTATGGTCAACATAGATTTCCACCGTTACGCCGTTCCAATCTTCTAAGAACGGGCTGCCGGTTATCTTGGCTACCATCTTAGAATTGGTGGCGTTGAGTATCATGGGTTTCAACGGCTCGCCTGCTCTGATTTCGCGCTCGACAAAGTAGGCGGTATTCATTTTGTCTTTGGTCTTTTTGGTCTTGTCGGTTTCGACTTGAACGCATCGGATGGTAAGTACTATCGGTTCGACAATATCGGCGGCGGATAAGTAGGGGCTATCGAATACTTTGCGATAGTGGGTTTTATTTTGCTGGGTCATGATTTGCTCCGGTTATTGAATAGTCGGCGGCACTGCTTCGGACAAGCCAAGCTCGATTGCTTTTTTGTTGGCTTTGTCTAGTAGTAAGATGGCTGCGGTAACGACTTCTAGAAAGTCGTCTGCTGCGGCATCGTCTGCTGCGGCCAGTTGGTTTGCTTCCTCTGCAATCGGCAGGATGATTTGCCGGAGGGGCGGGATGGCTTCGGTGGCAAACATCTTGCTGAGTTTGCCGGTTGGGTCGATGGTGTAAATGTGCATGGCAGCAGCGGCAAGGCCGGCAACCATGCCCAGAATATCGCCCGCGTTGACGGGGTGTTGCTTTGTAATCAATTCTTTGCTTTTGCTCATTGATTATCTCCCGTGGGCTCATACACCACGCCGCGCATAATCTGCACATCGTCCATCTCTTGGTATTGCCGCGCCAGTTCGGCGGCTTCCTGTGAAGCTTGGCGGTCTAGCTTGGCCACCCGTTCGGCGGCGGTCTTTATTTGGGGGGATTGTAGGTATTCGTCTTGGCTGTCTAGGGTGGGCATGGCGATAAAGGCCGCGCCCATAAAAATAGCCGCTATCCAAGCGGCGATGCGGGTTTTCATTTTGTAGCTCCTGTTTGTAGTGGTGCAGGCGCGCGGTAGTTAGAGGGGGATTACCCTTGCAAGGAGTTCAGCCGCCGCCTGCTGCCGGTGTTTTGCCCCACCGCCGGCTGGGGGTCTGTCGCCATCTGTGGCTATTGGTTGGCGGCTAAGCCGATGAACTGCTGTTCTTGTTCGCGCCGCTCCTCTTCGCGCTCTTCCTCTTCCTCACGGATGAGGTCGTCGGCTTTGTCCATCATGTGCTTGATGATGGCGGCCTGCACCTCTTGGCTTAGCTCGTCTATGATTTCATCCAGCGTTGTGCCTCGGATAAGGTTTATGCCGCGCTGCAGCACCTTAATGGCGCGGCTGCACTTCCAATCTGTATTGCTTTGCATGATGCTTCTCCGTTAATTAGCGGCAAGGACTGCCACGCACTCTTCCCATGTGGGCATGGGGATGTCGAGCGGCAGGCGCTCTTCGCCGCGCTCGAGTAAAAACCAGTCGATATGGTCTGCCCATGTGGCTTGGTCGTTGAGGTCGTAGTTTTCTTCGCCGTCTATCATGGCTACTTCCGCCCATTCGCGGATGATGGCGCTGCGGTATTTGTCGGCCAATCGTTCGGCTTCTTCTTCCTGCCGCTCGGCTTCGTATTCGGCGGCGGCGTTGCGCTGGTCATGCTCGTATAACTGGCGGTCTAGCCATAAGTCGTATTCGTACATTGCCCTCTCCTTCAATGCTGTCGAATGTTTAATCAAGCCTCCTCTATGAAGAGGCTCTGTTAAAAATTCGCCCGCGTGCTTCCCGTCGAATACCCGTCTTTACGCAATTTTGTTTCGCTGCCCGCTAGGGCTTATCGGCCTTGCCCCCAGCTTTTAAACTGGGCTTGCCCTCTTGTATCCCGCTAGGGCTTGGCTCGTGCGGTCTGTTTCGTATTTCGTTTGGCGTAGTATAGAAAACTAAACATATTAAGTCAAGCGTGCTAAACAAAATTAGTATAGGAAACTATACTTTTCTTTGATTTAAAACAGAATTTATTTTTCACAGGCAACAAAAAAGCCGCACATGGCGGCAAGAGTGGGCGGCAGGTTTTGGTTGGAAGGGATTTGACGGGCAAAAGAAAAGCCCGCGCGGGGCGGGCTGGGAGATTATAGCAGGCTATAATTTGATAATTGGATGTCGGACGTATCATGCCCGTATTTTAGGTTAAAAGTTGGCGGTTTGATTAAACCGTCCCTCTGCATCTGCAAGATTTCACTATAAAAATCATCGTTATTAACCGTCTCTTTGATTTTTTTTAAAGCTTGCAGGCGCTCATCAAATGTCAGTTTTGGTGCTTCATTATATTTGCCCATATAGCCCTCCTAACTCATTGTTAGCCAAATAAATACTGATTATGAGCTACCCATCAATTGATAGATGACGGGGCTTCCAAAAAATAACCATCGGGGCTTCTGTTTTGTGCAGAAACTGCAAAATTAATTGATGTATTTGATTGACTATTGATACAAGTTTAGCATCTTCTGAGTAATCGTCAATACGAAGGCGAAGTTTTTCTTGAAGAGTCTTTACCCCAATAAAGCGGCTGTGAGACCTCCACTCGCTTGTATCATTGAGACATTTTGCAATCTCTTCTGCTCGGTGCTGTTTTTCTTCAATGGAGACTGGCTGGCCTATTCTACTAGGGCTTGTCTGGTGAACATCCCAGTCTTTAAATTTATAGGCAACCAGCCACTTTCTCAATAAGTCCTTAGATAGTTCCGCCGCCTGCTTGTACCTTTGGAGCTCTGCTAGGTCGAGACTATTTAGCATCAACATCTCGGCTCTTGTGAGCGTATTGTCTGCGGATTTTCTAATCAATTCGTTAAATTGGTCTAGATACCCTAATGCCGGAATCCATTTCCCGTTGCTGCTTTTCACTTGCGGGTCTATCGGCCCTAATGATGATGAGTAGTTCATAAAGATATTATCCCCAGACATGCACCAAATAGTGCCTGCCGACATAGCATACTCAGGTACAATAAAATCTACCTGCCCATAGAAGTGCCTTGTTATTTCAACGAATTTCTCAACAGTTTCCACACTACCGCCGCCCGTATGTAGGATGATAACCAGCTTCATTTCAGATGGCGTGGTGCTAGTGACTCCGGTTGCCTCTTTCTCTGTTGAAATTAACCGTTCAATTGTGCTTCGGAAAAAATCAATATAAGCAATGTCGATTGGCCCGTAATAGGTTACAACATCATGATTTTCAAATCGTTCATGCGCCGTAATTCCTGTTAGGTTGTAGTTGATGAATGATTGTAATGCTTCATCAAGAGTTAAAACGCTATTAGACATAATCTTCTTCCCTATATGATTAATCACATTTGAAATCAATCAGTAACCTTAATCCAGCACGCTCCACCAAAACACGCGGCCTATGACTTGGATATCGGATGCATCGACTTCTTCGTCCGGGTGCTCCTCTTCATTGTAGCTGTGGATGCGGATTCGATTGCCGGGTAGGCGGTAAAGGATTTTGGTGCGTAGCCAGCCGTCATGATTGATGGCGTAAATCTTGCCGTCCTTAATGTGTTTTTGGCTGGTGTCCACGCCAAGCGTAGCGCCGTCCGGGAATACCGGCTCCATGCTGTTGCCATCAGCGGATACACATACCACGTCTTTAGGGTTGATGCCTTTGCGGCGCAGGCTGGATTCGTGAAAACGCAGCTTGTAGCCGTTGAAGTCGGCTGCTTCAAATGTGCCTGACCCGGCAGACAGCCGCACTTCTTTCAGGAATGGCACTTCACATTCCGCATCATTGAGCGGTGTGCCGTCCTGCCACGTTTCGACCACGGCGAAAGCGGTGGCGTTTGATTCTATCGGTTTGCCGGTAGAGTCTGACTGATATTTTTCGCCCGTACCATCTGCCAGCCATTGGGTAGAGAAGCGGGTTTTCTTTCCGAAGGCTAATAACGGCTTCGCGCCTAACCCGGTGCTTCCATTAAACCATTGTCCAACCAGTCCTTTTGATACTCCGGCAAAGTCTGCAAGCTGCTGCTGTGTGGTTAAACCATGCTCAGCCATCAGCTCTTCTAATCTGTCTTTAAGCGTATTCATTTCAATATCCTATCAAATCGTTTAGCAGTCTAAACGAAATATTGTTTAGGGTGCTTGACTTTTATATGTTTAGTAACCTATACTTTAGTCAAGTTTTCTAAGATGAAAGAAGAAAATGAAACATATCGAATTTATTGAACTACTAGGCGGCACGTCCAAAGTGGCCGGCTTGTGCGGTATTTCCAAAGGGGCGGTATCCCAATGGAAAAAGAACGGTATCCCGTTGGCACAAAACAATTATCTGAAAACCAAATTCCCTAAAGAGTACAAGAAAATCTTTGGGGCGAGACCATGAAACGAGAAAAGTGCACTGAAGAGGTCAAGCTCCACCTACCGGAGAAGCTCAAGGCTGACTTGAAAACGCTGGCCGCTATCCGTGGCTACGATTCTCTTAGCCCGCTGATTCGCCAACTGCTCCGCGAAAAGCTGTATGGAGAGGTTACGCCCAATCAGGATTTATTGGCAGGGGCGGTGCGTGATGATTAGGGGCGCAAATATTTTTGAGAAAGGAAAGAAGATGAAAGAAAAACTGGAACTTGAAGTGGGTATCCGCGTGAAGGTCAAAGAACAGGCCGCCCTGTCGGATGAGGACAAGGCGGAGATTAAAAAAGTTTTGTTCGCGCTGGCAATCCAAGGATGCGCTGATGAATTGCCGATAGTCTCCCAGGCGTTACAAATAGAGCTGATGAAGCTTAACCAAGGGGAAAGAAGATGAGTACTTTTGAGCAGGCCGTCTTAAGTTTGCTGATACTCCAAACAGCCTTGATTCTGATGATGTTTATCTATCGAATCGTTCACGGTATTCATCAAGCGATGAAAAGAGCCCGACGTTCAATACAAGAAATACGCGACCGTCATCAACAGATATTTTCATCTCTCGATCACACACAACAAGCAAGCCCTGCGGCTCAGGAATATCAGCGATGGTTAGAACATCCCCGCATTGTATTGTCTCAATTCCGTCTAACTCGTGGGTTTTATTTTGAAAAAGTATGGGGATTGCGTGTTTTGCTGTCCCATAGCCATGAACTTTAAACCGCATGATTTTACCTTTCGTGGTTGGTTGTTGTGAGAGACAGCCATTTTACCACGGCAGACAAAGCGGAAAGACGCTTGGCAGCCCGGACAGACGGGCAAAAGGAAAGCCCGCTGGGCGGGCTGTGGGAATCACACTTCTTTAACCGGGGTGCCGGCTGTAGTGGATTTAACTAGGTCTATCGAATGGGAACAACTTTGTTTGGATGCGTAGCCTTCGGAGCTGACGGCGATGACTTCGTGATTACCGGCTTTCAACCGCCAGCGCCATTCATTACGGGCGTCTCTATACATTTCGAAATACATAAAGGAACTCCTTATGGATTATGCAAAAAATGAATACACGTTCTCCTACCGTTTCAAAGGCAGGATGTGGTCATTAAGCATTTGGGCGGACAGCCCGGAGGAAGCTAGGGAGAAACTGAGGGCTGCGGCCACCGCGCGTTATGACGGGCAAATCATGCAACGGATTTATGTGCCGGTCAAGGTGGCTTGGTTACAGCGGCTCCGGAAGTGGTGGGGCGAATAAAGAAAAGCCCGCACGGGAATGCGGGCAAAGGATATTAATAAAATATAAAGGAGGCTTAATTATGGCAAATAAAACGACACAAAGCAATCAGATTTTGGAGTACATGCGCCAAGGCAACAGCATCACGCCGCTGGAAGCACTAAACCTGTTCGGCTGTATGCGCTTGGGTGCGCGGATTTATGACTTATCGCAGGCCGGCCACGTTATCCACCGCGAGATGGTGCATGACCAAAGAACGGGCAAGAAATACGCCAGCTACCGACTATTGGAGGCAAGCCATGCGTGAGCGTTTTTGGAATTGGGCATTCTCCCGTGCTTTGGATTTAACTGAATTCTGTGAGCGCCGCATGATGGCGGCAGTGAGGAGCAGGAAATGAGCAAACTGTTAATCAACGAATCCCCTTTGCAAGTATTGCCTACATTGGCTATCCGCATCGGGCTGAACGAAGCCATATTCTTGCAACAGCTTCATTACTTCTTGAGCCTGAGTAAGCATGAGAAAGACGGGCGGCGCTGGATATACAACTCGTCGGCTGACTGGCAGGCCATTTTCCCGTTTTGGTCTGCTCCGACCATCCGCCGGGTTATTGCCAGTTTGGAAGAGCAAAAACTGATTATTACCACCACTCAATACAACCAGTCTGGCTTTGATAAGCGGCGATGGTTCGCTATTGATTATTCTGCGCTGGAAACGGCTGAGCAATCGATTGCTCAAAATGAGCAATCGAGCAGTCAAAGTGAGCAATCATCACGCCAAAATGAGCAATCGTCGAATCAAAATGAGCAATCTTATAAGGAACAAGAGATTTCAGCAAAAGACTTACAGCAAGAGATTACAGCAAAAGATATACACGCATCCGCTGCCGCAGATGCTGGCGTGTCTGCTGAACCTGAATCCAACCCTGGCAAACCCAAGAAACGCAAACCGTCTGCTGCCCGTATCGAACTGGAAGCCTACCGGGTACTTGGGGAGCACGGCATAGACGGCCAGCTTGCCCAAGACTACATCGCCCTGCGCAAATCCCACCGTGCGCCGATTACCCAAACCGCGCTGAAGGGCATTGAGCGTGAAGCCAACAACGCGGGCTTGTCGCTGGAGCAGGCATTGACGATTTGCTGTGAGCGCGGCTGGCGCGGTTTCAATGCCGGCTGGCTGCATCCCGACCGTGGCAATCGCCCTGCTGCCAGTCCCAAACCTAACCGCATCAACACCGTGCCACAACACACCAACGGCGGCGCGCACTTAGCCAAGGATATTTTGTGATGGAAACCGAAACCCTGTACAGCATTGGCGACCTGGTACGCCAAACCTTGCCCGACCTGTTTACCCCCGTCAGCACCAGCCGGAAAACCTGCGCCAAACACGGCATCGAGTACACGGAGGAGGTGTACACCCGCTTCACGCGCGGCTGTCCCGAGTGCGCCAAAGAAGCCGAAGCCGACCGCCGAGAACGCGAGGCAGCCGAACGGGCGGAAGCCGACCGGCAAAGCGAACTGCGGCGTATTGAGCAGCGCATTGGCGACTCAGGCATTCCGAAGCGTTTCCGCGAAAAAACCATCGGCGGCTACCGCGTGGAAAACGACAAGCAGCGCTACATCGTGGAACGCTTCAAAGCCTACGCCAAAGAGTTTCAAACCAGCCACTCCGGCCGCTGCCTGACTTTGCTGGGCAATGCCGGTACGGGCAAAACCCATCTGGCCTGCGCCATCGGGCGGCATGTTATCCGCAACTGCAACGGCTTTGCTCGTTTTACCAGCGTGGCCGAAATCAACCGCATTGTTCGTGAATCCAAAAGCTACGACAGCGAAATCAGCGAGAGCGAAGTTATCGCAGCCTTCGGCGGCTACGACCTGCTGATTATCGACGAGGTGGGCGTACAGAGCGGCACGGAGGCAGAGAGCCGCGCCCTGTTCGACGTGTTCAACGAGCGCTATCAGAACATGAAACCCACCATCCTGATTTCCAACCTTTCCCCCGAAGGCTTCAAAGCGGCAGTGGGCGACCGCATCGCTGACCGCGTGAAAGAGGACGGCGGGGAAGTGCTGATATTCGACTGGGAGAGCAGCCGTGGATAACTGCCCATGTTGCCCGCCAACCGGAGCCGTGCTGAATTTCCGTTGCCCGGTGTGCTGTGCTGAACAAGTCCGCCGCTGCAGACCAAGTAGGAAGCTGCAAGAGAAGATGCTGCACCAACTGACCGCCTTATCCGGCGCACCGACCCGTGAAGAGATTTTGGAGAAAGTGAAATGAACCCAATCAAGCTAATTGCCGCCAAGTGGCGGGCATGGAAAACCAAGGCAAGCACTTATCCATACGGGCAGTATGAGAACTTCACTTGGGAAATACGCTATGACGGGGAACATCCGGTAGCGGTTATCCAGCGAGACGGTAAGCCTTATTGCAATTTGGTGCTGTGGTGCGGGCATGGACACCACCGCCAGCGCAGCGTGATTGTGGAATTTATCCAAGAGCGGATTTGGTGGGAGTCTAAGAATGGCTAAGCGCAAATGCAAAGTATGCGGCACGGTGTTTGAGAAGCCGAAAAACCGACCGTTCCAAGACTTCTGCTCGATTGAATGCGGGGTAAAGCTGGGGATGGAACGGCGGCGCAAGGCAGCGATTAAAGCTAAGGCTGAAGCCAAGCGTAAGGAACGGGCGAGAACCAAAGTGCTGCGGCATAGGCTGGAGACGGTGCCTGAACTGACCAAGAAGGCGCAGGCGGCGTTCAATCGCTACATCCGGCTGCGGGATAGGGGCAAGCCTTGCATTAGCTGCGGCAAGCCTTTAGGCAGCGAGCCGAACAGCTATGACGCGGGGCATTACCGCAGCGTAGGCAGTTCGCCCCATCTGCGCTTTGATGAAAACAACGTGCACGGACAGTGTAAACACTGTAATTGCCACTTGTCCGGCAACGTTGTGGCCTACCGCCAAGGCTTGATTGAACGCATTGGGCTGGCTGAGGTGGAACGGATCGAAGCTGACCAATCAGAGAAGCATTACAGCAAGCAGGACTTGCGCGAACTGGCGGCGGAGTACCGCAGGAAGGCAAGGGGAATCGAATGACACAGAAGTTTAAGCGCTACATCACACGGGATAACCGGCGGGATGTGATGCGGCTGGCGTATGAGATGGCGGGAACGCTTCTGCAAGTGCATGACAAAGCAGTCGTGGAAGTACGGGAGAAGAACCGCACGGACGACCAGAATGCGAAGCTGCATGCGATGCTGGGGGATATTGCGAAACAAAAAACTTTCAACGGCCAAAAACTCTCAATCGAGCAATGGAAGATGATTTTTGTGTCGGGGCATCGAATTGCTACGGGCGGCACGGCTGAAATGGCGATTGGCTTGGAGGGCGAAGTCATCAACCTACGCGAAAGCACGGCGCGGATGGGAGTACGCAGGCTGGCGAGTTTGATTGAGTATATCCAGGCTTGGGCGGCGGGCAATGGGGTGGAGTTCGGCGGGAGGATAGATGATGGGACAGGGCAGATTGCTGCGTGATGAGTTGTTGGATGGTCTGCGTTCGCACGGTAAGCAGAGTGCGTGTGAGTTGGCGGCGCGGCTGGGGCGTAATGAAAAGCTGGTGATGCGCCACTTGGCGGATTTGTCGGATGAGGGCTTGGTGGTGTGTGAGCGGCTGCGGGAACTGCGCTGCATGAAGATGCGCTATTGGGGCTTCCGTTCGGTGCAGGTGCGTTACTACCGGCTGGCTACGGTGGAAGATACGCGGGATGTATGGGCAGGTAATGTTTGGATGAGGAGATGGAGTGATGACCCCGAAGCAGGAAAGGTTTGTTGAAGAATATTTGGTGGACTTGAATGCCACGCAGGCGGCGATTCGGGCGGGGTATAGCGAGCAGACGGCGCGGCAGATTGGGGCGCAGAACTTGTCAAAACTTGTCATTCAGCAGGCGATTGAAGCGGCGCGAAACAAACGTTCGGAGCGGGTGGAATTGACCCAAGACGAAGTAGTCCGGGATTTGCGCGAGCTGCGGGATATTTGCATGGGCAGGAAGCCGGTGCGGATAACGGAAGTTGTGAAGAATGCGCAGCTGGGCGAAGTAACGGCGCGGGAGGTGGAGGTGTATGCGCTGGAACCAACAGGCGCGGGCAAGGCTTTGGACTTGTTGGGTAAGCATTTGGGTATGTTTGTGGACAAGGTGGAGGATGTAACGCCGACACCGCCGAAGATTGTGGTGGAGTTAGCTCATGAGTGAAGTGCGTTTGAAACTGCACAAACGGCAGTCGGATGCGTTTTTGAGCCGGGCGACGGAAATCCTATACGGCGGGGCGGCAGGCGGCGGCAAAAGCCATCTGATGCGGGTGGTGGCGTTGATGTTGTGTATGGCGGTGGCGGGCTTGCAGGTGTATCTGTTCCGCCGGGTGTCGGACGATTTGCGCAAAAACCATCTGGACGGGGTGAGCGGCTTGCGCGCGATGCTGGCACCGCTGATGCAGTCGGGGCATGTGAAGTTTAACGACAGCAAGGGGATTTTTGAGTTTTGGAATGGGGCAAAGATTTATTTGTGCCATTGCCAGCACGAGAAGGATATGTACAAGTATCAGGGTGCGGAAATCCATGTGCTGCTGATGGATGAATTAACCCTGTTCACGGAGAGCATTTACCGCTTTCTGCGCGGGCGTGTGCGTTTGGGCGGGCTGCAAGTGCCGAAGGAATACCGGCACAAGCTGCCGTTGATTTTGTGCGGCAGTAATCCGGGCAATATCGGGCATGCGTGGGTGAAAGCGATGTTTGTGGATTATGCGCCGCCGATGGAGATTACGCGCACGCCGGAAGCGGAAGGGGGAATGCTGCGGCAATACATTCCGGCGCGGCTGTCGGATAACCCGACCTTGCTGGAGAACGACCCGCAATATGAAAGCCGTTTGGCGGGCTTGGGTTCGCCTTCGCTGGTGGCGGCGATGAAGAATGGCGATTGGGATATTGTGGACGGGGCTTACTTCGCTGAGTTTCGCCGCGAGCGCCATGTGCTGCCGCCGTTCTCGTTGCCGGTGCATTGGCCGCGCATCATGGCGTTTGACTGGGGCTATGCCAAGCCGTTTTGTGTGTTGTGGGGTGCGGTGTCGGACGGTACGTTGAGGCTGCCTGATACGGGGCGGCTGCTGCCGAAAAATGCGATTGTGGTGTATCGGGAGTGGTACGGCTCGACCGGTGAGGCGAATGTGGGCTTGCGCTTACCGGCCAATGAGATTGCGGCGGGGATTAAGCGCATGAGCCGTGATGAGCGCTTTGCGCAGATGGTGGCCGACCCGGCGATATTCGCCAGCAACGGCGGGGAATCGCAAGCAGAGACGATGCAGAAGGCTGGGGTGCAGTTTTGGCCGGCAGACAATAAACGGGTGGCGGGCTGGCAGCAGGTGCATTTGCGTTTGCAAGGCACGGCGGGCAGCGAGGGGGAGCCGTTGCTGTATGTGTTTGATACCTGCCGCGACTTAATCCGCACACTGCCGGCTTTACAGCACGACAAACACAATCCGGAGGATGTGGACAGCGATATGGAAGACCATGCGCCGGATACTTTGCGCTATTTGTGCATGACCCGTGTGATTTCGCCGCCGCAGAAGCCGCAACGGCATGAACGGCCTGATTGGCTGAAGATATAAAGTAACCGATTAAAACAGGCTGATAATACTGATATTTAGCGGAGGGCGTATGAATTTGACGGATGGCAACGGCGGCGGCAATGCGCTGCTGAAAAAGTGGGACAGCCGCGTAGGGCGGGCGCTGAAGAATGCGGAGAAGCAGCATAAGCTGTTTACGACCTGCCGCGAGGCGGTGGATTTGGCCAAGAAAAACACGGAGCGGAAAGTTAATCCGTATCTGATTTTCAGCACGATGTCGGCATTGATTCCGGCGCTGTATGCAAAGAACCCTGAAATCGAAATCCGCCCGGGCAAGGCGGCGGTGTCGGTGGCTGGCGAAGTATCGCCGTGGCTGGACTTCGCGCAGACGGCGGAGGATTTATTGCAGCATGAGCTGGTGTTGGAAACGGATTTGAAGCGGCGCATGAAGTCTTGCCTGCTCTCGACTTTAACTACGGGGGTGGGCTGGCTGAAGCTGACCTTGCAGGATGACTACCGCGCCGACCCGTTGCAGCACAACCGCCTGCCGGATGCGCAGGATAATGTGGCGCAGTTGGATGCGCTGAAGCTGGCTTTAGATGCCGCCGGTACGGACAAGGAGACGGCGCAGCAGGAGATGGCGATGCAGACTGAGCATGTGGAAGCGGCTTTGCGCGGGGAAGCGGAGCTGTATGTGCAGAAGGGTTTGGTGCTGGACAGGGTGGCCAGCGAGGATATGTTTGTGCTGGATGACGGGGTACGCGAGCTGGGTGATTACCTGAACGCTCAAGCCTTGGGGCAGCGGGTATGGATGACGGCGGATGAGTACAAGCGTTTATTCGCCAAGCAGGAACTGCCGCAAGGGGCGCGCATCTACGGCAAGGATAAGGGCGATTACACCGGCAACCGGCAGAACAACAACGGCATGGTGGACGAAGCGGAGCAGCTGCTGGAAGTGTGGGAGGTGTGGGATAAATCGACCCAGCACGTTTACACCTTTGCCCGTGGGGCGGGGGAATGGGCGCGCGAACCGTATCGCCCGCAGCCGACCGGCGAGCGTTGGTATCCGTTTTTCCTGTTGATGTTCAACCCGGTGGATGGGCGGTTTTGGCCGCTGTCGGACGTGCAGACGCTGATTGACTACCAGGACGAATACAGCCACCTGCGCAGCCAGGTACGCAACAGCCGGCAATATAACAAGCCGGTTTGGGTAGTGCCGAAAGCGGGTGATTTGTCTGCCGGTGATTCGCAGCGTTTGGTGGACAGGGTGCGCGATGATGAAACCGGCTCGTGGGTAGCGGCCAATATCAACCCCAGCCAGCCGATTGCCTACAGTATCCAGCAATTCCCGCTGCCGGAAATCAATCAGGGCTTGTTTGACCCCAGCATGGTATTCCGTGATGTGGAGATGACCACCCGCTCCGGCGATGCGGCGCGCGGCTACATCAACCGTGCCAAGACGGCCACGGAAGCGGAAATCATGAGCATGGGCATGCAAAGCGGGATTTCCGAACGACAGGACACGATGGAAGATTTAATGCGCGAGATGGCGCGCTATGCCTTGGAAATCTTGGTGCAGAGTTATTCTCCGGATGAAGTGGCGCAGATTCTGGGTGCGCAGGGTAACTGGCAGAACCTCACGCCTGACGTGGCCTTCCGCTATTTGGCGGTAGAGATTAAGGCGGGCAGCATGAGCAAGCCCAACAAATTCCAAGAGCGCGACCAATGGCTGCAACTGATGCCGGTATGCCGCGACACCATCAGCCAAATGGCACAGCTACAGATACAGGGGCAGAGCGGGATGGCAGGCGCGTTGCGCAAGATGCTGGAAGAAACCTTAAACCGCTTTGATGAGCGTATCGACTTGGACGAATTTATCCCGGATATGACCCAAGACATGATGCGGCAACAGATGATGCAGGCATTGGGGCAGATGATGCCGCAGAACATGGGCATCGACCCGCAGCAATTACCGAATGACGAGACACAACCCAACGGAGCAATGCAATGAGCGAAGAAGTGAAAATGGCAGCCGAACAGGAAGCACAAACCGAACAACAACAGCAACCGGAAACCCAACCCGAACCGCAGAGCTTGGAAGAGGCGATGTTCGGCGCGGAACCTGAAGCCGATGAAGCGGCGCCGGAGCAGGAACAGCCGGAAGCTGCGCCCGCTGAAAATACTGAAGCGGCAGACAAGCCGGCAGAAGATAAGCCGGCAGCGGAACAGCCGACCGAACCGGCGCAAGATGAGGATTTAACCGAACCGGAAGGCTTGGGCGAGAAAGCCAGCGCACGCTTCCGTGAGCTGGCCAACCAAGTGAAGGAATACCGTGCCAAGGATGCCTATTATCAGCAGATGGACGAGACGGTGCAGGAGTTCCAGCGTTTGGCGCAGGAAAGCTGCAACAACGGCGAGGAAGTGGCGCAGCTGTTCGACTATGCCAAGGCGGTAAAGACGGGGGATTTCGACACGGTGGAAGCCTACCTGCGCCGCCAAATCCAGCAGTTCGAGGCATTGAGCGGGCGCAGCTTGCAGGCGGATTTGTTGAGTGCTTACCCGGATTTGCAGCAGCAGATTGGCGAAATGGGGCTGGATGCGGAGATGGCGCGCCAAGTGGCGGCGGCTCGTTGGCAGCAGCAACAGCAGCAGGAGATGCTGAAACAGCAGCAGGTACGGCAACAGCAGGAGTTATTGCAACAACAGCAATGGCAGGAAACCCGCAATCAGGCGGCGCAGGGCATTAACGACTTCTCCGCGCAGATGGCGAAAACGGATTTGATGTGGCCGCAGATTGAGCCGAAGCTGGTGGAATACGCGCAAACGCAATTAGGCAGCCTGCCGCCAGAACAATGGCTGCCGGCCATTCAGGCGTTCTATAACGGTATCAAGCAGACGATGGCACCGGTACGCCAAGCCGTGCAACCGTTGCGCGCTTCGGCAGCAGCGGCGGCACGAGCCGAACCGCAGACGTTGGAAGATGCGATGTTCGGCGGCTTGTAAGGGTTTACCTCAGGACGGAACTTGGCAGCTTCGGCTGCCTTTTTTATTGGGCTTGGGGTATGATTACATATCATTACATTTACCCCCCCATTGCCTGTTAATCATGGATATAACCGACTTTGAACTGACTCTCCGCTATGACGGATTGGATGCCGAGAAACACGTTATCGCGTTGGATGCGCTGGGTGAATCGTTACAGGGATTTTCAAAGATTATCTCCACGGCTGCACATTTCGCCGTAACCCAGCAGTACAGTAAGCGCAGTAATGTTCAAACGGTGCGGGTGTGTGCCAAAGAGGCGCGGGCAAATTGTTTTTCCCTGCATGCCATTTTGGATTTCGTAAAGCAGAATCAGATTTTGTCCGGCTCGCTGGGTGCGCTGTTGAGCTTGCTGATACCTTATATTTTTGCAAAAAACTCACAGAAGAATGAAGAAATGAAACTTTTGAAAGATGCTTTGGATAAGGCGATTGTGCAATTAGGGAATCGTGATCGCGAAACTATAGACGGGTTGATTGGCGTAATCGACAAGATGGCCGGCGACCTAAGGCCATCAGTGCGGCAGGCTGTTTCCCCTATCGGTTATACCTGCAAGCGGGTGAGTGTGGGCGGCCTTGGCGAGGAGTATGTGTCGGTGGATGAAGCAGACAAAGAAGTGATTGACCGCTTGGACGAAAACGAAATTACCGGGATACAGAGCTTTTCGGTACAAATCAGCGAGCTGGACAGGCTGAAGGGGACGGCAAAAGTCAATTTCGCCCACCAGGACGAGAACGAACGCGTGCCGGCTGTGATTAACGACCCGCTGCTGGAGGAGCAGGATAATCCGTATATTGCCGCTTTCTCCAACCGTGAAACCGTTACCATCCAGGCTAAAGCCACCATCAAAGACGGACGGATTGTGAAATTGAATGTGTTTGATATTGTGTAAAGGAGATGGGAAATGAAGCCGAAACAGAGCTGGTGGAGTGTTTTATTGTGGGTGGCATTTGCTTGTGTGGCGGTGTTCATGAGCGTGAAGTCTTCTATCGTCAGTATTGATACTTACCCAAATCAAAAGCCTAACTTGGCACAGACTGCCACCGTGCCGGCAGCTCGGCAGGACGAGCCGCTTTATGAAGAAGCGTTTGCCGCTAATTTAAGAAAGCAGGACGCACAAAAGATTTTTACTTACCTGAAAGAGCATGAGACATTGGATGTTATTTGGACTGCAAGTAGCGGTGATGAGCGGATGGCTCTGGCCTCGAGGCATGATGAAATCAAAAATGGGTTTGCTGTTGGCACGGCTTTAAATACAACAGCTAAAAATGGAACAGATGGCGTGGTGTATGATGTATTGATGGTGGATGAGAATGCTGACGGCGTGCTTGATCATATCATTTATACTAACGAGCAAGACCGGAGCGATGAGCACATTTACCATAATCCTACTGACTGGGCTTCTTTGGCTATGTGGGATTTCTCATTAAGAGAGCTGGCTAAAGCCGCTCGCTAGGCTGAAACCCCTTGCATTCGCAGGGGGTTTTGTTTATGATGCAGTCTCCTATCTCAAAAGCTGTTCCGACCAGTTGTCGGTATTTTTGTATCTATACCAAATCCCCAACAGTCTGCTGATTGCTCTCTCCTTCAACAGATTTTCAAGTTTACGGGGGTGCGGGTATCGGCAACGACCCGGCGCATCTTTTGAGCGTAGGACACCCCCACCTATTCAGGTGGCCTTTAATCCCTAAATCAAAAGGAGTTCAGAAATGAACGCTCAAATCTCTGTGGCCAATGTCTCTGTCCGTCAGTTCAACGGGCTTTATTCCATCAACGATTTACACCGCGCCGCTGGCAAAGAACGTAAGCATGAGCCGCATGCTTGGCTTCGTAGTCAGCAAGCTATTGAACTTATTAAAGAATTAGAGAAAACACAAAACTGTGTTATCCAGTCAAAACAAGGGCTTGGCACATTCGTAAGCAAAGAGCTTGTTGTTCACTACGGCATGTGGATTTCCCCGGCCTTCTCGCTGAAGGTTATCCGCGCGTTTCTCGATACGCAGGAAGATGTATCAGGTAGCCCTAAGCTGGAAACCCAAACCACGATAGACGAACGGCGCGGCCTAGTGGATGCGGTTAAGCTGCTGGTCGCCCGCTGCGGTATCGATTATTCGGCAGCCTACCGTATGGTGCATCAACGCTTCGGCGTGGCGCATATCGACCAAATCGCTGCCCCGTTGTTGCCTGCTGCGGTGGCTTATGTGCATTCGTTGGTTTTGCAAGGCCGCCCGTTGGTTGACGAAGTGGAGCTGGAGACCGTGCCGAAATTGTTCCGCCATCAGGCCAATCTGCCGTTTGATTTGAACGACGAGGGGCGCTTTGATGTAACGGTGCACAACGGGAAAATCTACCGCCACCGCATCACTTACAGCAAGATGAACTTTATTGACGAGCAGATTCCCTGCTTGAGGCATCAGGTTAGTCGCTGATTGGTGCCGGTGGTATGATTCCAACCCAGCCGTCTGTATGGCGGCTGGGTGTTGAAATCCGTGGGCGGGGGATGCGGCGGAGAAACAGCAGTATCACCGCCTCTGCTTTGATATTTGATTTCAGGTATCCCAAGCCCCGTGATGCGTTCACGGGGTTGGGTTCGAACTAGTTCCATTTTGGAACTAGTTCACTTCATCATGCGACAGTGTAATTTTAATTATGGCGAATTCGCCATATTTGAAATGTCGTCGGCCCTATACCTTGGCCAAAGCAAATAAAATGAAATCAACAACTTGATTTTTCTGTAAAACGAGAGTCGGCCCGGCCTAGCCGGCACCAGCAGCCTTTGGGCTGCTTTTTTTATTTGGCTTAGGGTATGATGAAACTTGATTTGCTCAGGTGTGTTGTTTGATAAATTTGATGCCTATAGTTTACTTATAAGTGTACAATGAAACCTAAACTGCTATACAATGGCATACGCCCTTTATGCGTACTATGCGAAGATGGGGAAGAAGTGTCCAGCTTGGAACGTGAGCTGGATGACTATCAGCAATCCGCTCAAACTGTCCGTCATGCGGCCAGCATCCGGATTATTATGCAGCGTTTCGCTCGCGGTGAGCAGCTGCCATCACAGATGTTTCACAAGGCTGGCAAGATACACGGCATTCAAGTGTATGAGTTTATTAAACAACCGATTCGCATTTATTGTGTAAGCACTCCAAACTTGCAAGGTTGCTTCTTGCTTAGCCACAGTGTGCTGAAAAAATGGCAGAAAACTAAGCCGGCAGATTTGGAAAAGACTTATCGGCAACTACAAAATATGTTGTCCTTGGAGCATTTAGTGCCATGAATAAAATAGAAAATTACGAGCTAATAGAAGCTCAAGAAGAGGTAAAAGTAGATTTCGCTATCATGCTGAATAACCTCTTGGATGAAAAGAAACTCTCCTATACCGACCTAGCCAAACTCACGGGCAAAAGTAAATCTCTTGTTTCTAGGATTATGGGGGGCAGTAATAATCTGACTATCGAGACAATGGTTTCCATGCTATTTGTGCTGGATGAAAAGATTGTGATTTCAACCGAGTCTAAGCTGCAAGCAGAATATGGACGGGTTTTGAATATTACATCCGCCTCCCCTATAACCAACTTATCTAAGCGACAACCTTACCACATCGGAAACTTTAGACCGCTAGCACTGGAAGTATAAGATGAAAATTCAGATACTTGATGTTAAACAGGGTACGTCAAATCGGCAGGTTGCGGAAAAGAGTATTGATATATCAGAAATAACCAGGCGGCTTACCGTTACTCCAGGGAAGCTCTTCTTGAATGAAGAGAATGACCAGATTTTGCTTCGCCCTACAGTATGGTTTAGAGCTGTTAACGGACAGAACGAGAATATTTTCTCAATTGAAGCAGAATACATGGTATTCTTCCGTTTGACTGGTATTGGTGAACAAACACCGGAGCAAGTATTAAGTGGCAACCATGCACTAATTGAAAAATTACATAAATATTCTCAAATCGCAGTGGGTGTCCACCTCCAAATGGAATTAAATCTAACCGCAATAGATTCTGGAATGCCTATTTGGGAAGGGGAATACATTGAAAGCTAGATACCCATAGGCTATACTATGCGCTAAGTGGATTGGGGGGCTCCCTGGTCGGCGTTATGGCTCCGGTTTTCGGGGCCTTTCGCTTTTGAAATGCAATAAATCAGCAACAGATAACATAGAAACACTTGCATTTTAGTTATCAAAGGCGTATTATTCAATCGTTACCCATGCGGGGGTTTTGCCGTGGGTAAAAGATATAAAATTCCAGCCCGAGTGCTTTAGTGCATTCGGGCTGCTTTTGTTTTGCCTGGCTGAAGTAACCGATTAAAACCTGTGGATAATTAGGCTATCCGACTATAGGCGTAAGCACGGTTCGCCGCGTGCGATGGCGTAGCAGGTTCGCATCTGCAAGGGCAGTCGGCTTTTTGATTGTTTTATGGAGATTGGCGATGTCTATTACTGCTGCTGAACTGGCTCAAGTGGGTAAGGCCGGTTTGGATTTTTACTTGAAAAATAACCCGATTGATATGGTGGATATGCAGCGCCCGCTGCTGAAACATTTATCCGCCAAGAAAAAACCGTTTGCCGGTGCGAAAGAGCATGTGGTGGAACAAATCCGCAAGGGCTACGGCAGCGCGGGGCAATGGTTTGATTCCGGCGACACGCTGCAATACACCAAGCGCGATACCTTGGAACAAAGCCGCTTCCCGTGGTATGAGTTCCATGACGGTATGGCGGTGAATGAAGCGGAGCTGGTAGCCAACGGCATCAAGATGGATGATTCCGGCAACGGCGGCAATATTTCCGGTGCGGAGAAAATCCAGCTGACCAACCTGCTGCAAGAGAAAATGGAAGCCTTGAAGCTGGGTGCGCAGGAGCGTTTCAGCCGCGACTTGCATTTATCCGGTGCCAGCTCGCCCAAGCAGATTGTGGGCTTGGATGGTTTGTTGCCTTTGGATAATGCTACCGGTAAAGCGGGCGGCATTGACCGTGCAACCGCTACTTGGTGGAGGCACTATGTGGATAAGGCGCTGATGCCAGCCACCATTCAGGAACAGATGGAGAAGGCTTGGCGCGCTTGTATCCGCCGTGCGCAAGGTATGCCCAATGTGATTTTGGCTGGTGCCGATTTCATTGATGCCTACCGTAAGGCGGCGCAAAGTAACGGCACGATTGGCGCGGCAACCCGCCAAGTAACCGATGCCGGCAAGGGCGGCGTAAGCGCGGATATGTCCACTTCCGGCCTGTATTGGAAGGGTATTCCCATCGAGTATTGCCCGGAATGGGATGATAACTTTGCCGGTGCGGATACCACGCCGACCGCGTGGAGTAAGCGCTGCTACTTCCTGAACATGAACCATCTTGCCCTGCGCCCGATTAGCGGTAGCGATTTCGTGACCCGCCATCCGCCGCGCAGTAAAGACAACTACAACCATTATTGGGCGTTGTTGTGGCGCGGTGCATTGACCATGAACATGCCTTCTGCGCATGCGGTGTTGGCGTTGAAATAGTGGCTAGCGGCTACCTGACGGCCATTGGTTGGCTTCAGGTAGCCTGTTTTTAATGAAGTGGCAAAGGATGAAATATGCTGTTGAAAATGTTTGATGTGTTGGTGGTGCGCGGGATGGAGACGGAAATCCCGGCTTGTGTGCCACGCCACGAAGCGGAACTGATGGCGATGATTCACGGTTCGGATGGTATGCGCCTGCGTTCGGAAGAACTTGCCGGTGTGCTGGAATTTGGCGATGTGCAAGATGAACGCGAACGCCTGCGCCTGAAATACGGCTTAAAAACCGAAGATGCTTATTGGGTGGATGCGTTGTATCCGTCTGATTTGAGCTTGTCGGAAATGATGCAGCGCGGTGTAGCAGAGCCTGAAGCCGAACCGAAGCCCGGCAAGCGCGGCGGCAGAAAAGCGGCTGAAGCCGAACCGATAGAAGGTGGCGGCGATGAGGCAGCAGTTTAGAACGTTGGCGCAGTTGCGCGAAAGCCTGGCGGTATCGCTGGGCTTTGGTGCACAGGCCGGCGTGATTGATTTGCAGATTCCGATTTTGAATCAGTTCCTGCAACAGGCGCAGGCACAGCTATGGCGTGAGGTGGATTGGCGCTATTTGCTGAAGAAGCACACCGAAAATTTAGGCGTAGGCCAGCGGGTGTTGGACTTGCCGGACGATGCGCCGATGGGGGTGCTGTATGGTGTGTATGCCCAAGACGGCGCGGATTGGTATCAGCTATCAGCCGGGGTGCCGCGTGTGGGTGAAGTGCCGGAACGCGGTTTGCCGCTCTACTACGAACAGACAGCGCGGGAAGAAGGCACGATACAGCTGGAGTTTGAGCCGGTGCCGGAAGCTGCGCCGGTGCCGATTCGGATTGAATACTATGCCGCGCCGAAACGCTTCGAGCGGGATAATGACCGGTGCAGTGTGCCGGATGATTTGTTGCTGACCTTGGCTTTAGTGATGGCGAAGGGGCATTACCGGCAGGCGGATGTGCAGCTTTATACCGACCGCTATGCGGTGATGCTGCGCCAAGCCAAGGCGGATAATTTCGGCGTGGATGGCGAAGAGCGCCAGGTGCTGTATGACCCGTATGCCGTGCCGGTAAAACCGCACCAGTTGGTGCCTTAACGCTTCTGAAATATCGCCTTTTTAGTGGTTACACTTGATTTGCCCGATTGTTTGTTACAGTCGGGCTGATTTTTTAGGCAGCAAATTTTTGCTTTCGGAAACCTGAAAGGCTTCAAGCGGTTTCTGCGGAATTTTCTGGTTGAATAGCACCGAGATATAAATAACGTAACCGATTAAAAAACTGTTGTAATACGAGCCAAAGCAAAAGCCAGCAAGGGGCGGAATCCTTGCCGGCTTTCTGGTTCGACCATTTTTAGGGAAAGGTGGAACGTGGATGAATTTTAACCCGTTGGGCTTACTAAGTAAACTGGATATTAATATGAATATTCAAGGGAAGATTAGCCAACAAGCCGCAGACAGGGCAGCTTTGCGATTGGCTTGGGCGGCAAGCATTGCGCTTATGGTACTGGCCTTGTCTATCGGCTTCGCGCTAGTGGCGTGGGTATTAGGCTGGAGTGGATAGGATGCCGGCGATTACTTTTGACCGCTTCGATGGCGGCTTAGATGTGCGGCAGTTGGCCAGTTCGGCAGATGCGAACCGGCTCAGGATGCTGAAGAATGCCTACGTTACCACAGGGCGCACTATCCGCAAACGCCCGGGCTTGAAGCGGCTGGGTAGTTTGAATTCGGGCAGCTTCGGCTTGTTCGGCGGGGTGGATGCGCTGTGGACGTTTTCCGCGTTCGGCGGCGAGCATGCGCAATTTCCGCAGATTAAAAACAGCCGCATTCGTGAACCCTATGGCAGGAATATGCGCCGGCTGATACATGCCGAAGTGTTCAATGGCTTTTTATATGTGGTGGTGGAGTGTGCGGACAGTTCGATTGAGCATCACTACCTAGATGGCAAGTATGACACGCTGATTCAAGATACCAATTGCCCGCACTCTAAGAGCCTGATTAAAAAGGCGGGTAAGCTGTTTGCCATTAAAAATGACGTAGTGCGATTTTCCGCCACGGGCAATGCGCGCGATTGGAGTACGCCGGATGATGCGGGCTTCTTGCCGGTGGCTTTGCAGCAGAGTGTGAACAATAAGCCGGTGGCCTTGGGGGAATATCAGGGCAATCTGGTGGTGTTCTTCGAGGATTCGGCGCAGATTTGGCAGGTTGACCCTGACCCGAAAAACCACAAGCTGATTTCGACTGTGCCGATTGGTACGCCGTTCGCCTACAGCCATGCGGGCATGGGCTCGGATATTTTCTTCCTCAGCCAAAACGGTTTCCGCAGCGTGGCGGTTCAGGCGTTTTCCACCAACCTGATGGACAACGATATTGGTAGCCCGATTGATGCGCTGGTGCAGCAGGATTTGAAACGTCCGCTTGAGCCGAAGATGGTGTATTGGCGCGGCACGGGGCAGCTGCTGTGCTTCATGGGTGATTATGCCTATGTGTATTCCTACAGCCGCAGCAGCAAGATTTCGGCGTGGAGCGTGTGGACTTTCCCGTTTACGGTGGATGCGGTAGCGGAACAAGAAGCCAAGCTGTATTTGAGGAGCGGGGCGGATTTGTATGTGTTCGACCCGGACAGCCATACCGATAACGGCCAGCCGATTGAGGTGGTGGCTGAGCTGCCTTATTTGGATATGCGCAAGCCTGGGGTGTTGAAACAGTTTTCCGGGGTGGATGTGGCGGCTTCGGGCAGCTTGGATATGCAGTTTGCCTTCGACCCGGCACGGCCTGACTTGCTGACCCCGCCGATACATTTAAGCGGCGATACCCGCCCGCTGCCACGGCTGCCGGTGGAAGTGATGGCGACCAATCTGTCTATCCGCATCAGCAACCGCGATGATAAGGCGTTCGAGCTGGCTTCGGTTACGCTGTATTACGAATTAGCCGGAGGCTTCGCCGTATGATTGTGCCGCTGACTTTGGAACTGGCGAACGTGCTGGCCTTTACCATGCGCGAAGATGATGTGCGCGAGATTATGGCGATGCGCCGTGATGAATACCGGCATGAGTTTGCCGAAGAGTGCGCGTATTGCGGCGGCTGGTGCTGCTTGGATAAGGACGGGCTGCCGGTGGCGATGGGCGGGGTGTATGAATGCTGGCCGGGGGTGGGCAATGCGTGGATGGTTGGCACGGATGCTTTCGCCCGCCACGGCATCGAGATTACCCGCGAAGCAAAAAAGGTGCTGGGAACATTGACCCACCTGCACCGGATACAGGCATACAGCGCGGCGTTTCATACCGTGTCGCATGCTTGGCTGGAACGGCTGGGTTTCCGCCGTGGGGCTGTTCTGCCGAAACTGGGCAAGGGCGGCGAAGATTTTATTGTGTTTGAGATTGTGAGGTAGCTTATGTGTGGCGGTGGTGGCGGCGGCGGTAATAGCGCCGTGCAAGACGAGCAAATGCGCCAGATGCGGGCGGATGAAGCCCGCCGTGCGCAGGAGGAAATGAGACGACAGGCGGCGGTGGCGCATATCAATCGCTTGTATGGCCTGGGCGATGGCGATGCGGCGCAACGCAATTTGAACGAGCGAAATGCAGCCTATGGGCAGGTGCGGCAAAACAATCTCAATCTGATGATGGATGATATTGGCCGCAACCGTGATGATGCCCAGCGCGCGGTGCGCTTCGGCTTGGCGCGTTCCGGTTTGGCCGGCGGCAGCGTGGATATTGATGCCAACCGGCAGATTACCGATGCCAACCAGCGCAGCATTATCCAAGCCAACCAGCTGGCTGATGCCCAAGTGGCGAAGATGAAGAGCGATGACGAGAACACGCGCGCGGATTTGATTTCACGCATCAACGCGGGCATGGATGCGGACAGTGCGGCAGCGGCAGCGGCGCAACGGATGGCGATTAACCGCCAGCAGGCTTTAAGTGAACCATCGAGCAAGCTGCTGAATAATCTGTTTGCCGGCATCGGCAACGCCTGGAACCAGTACCAATTTGCCAACGGTGCGGCCAATCCCTACGGCAATATGCAGAAATCAGTAGGCGGCTTGGGTGGCTACGGCGGACGAATCAGCTAGGAGTGAAGTATGTGTGACGGATACAGTATCGCTTACGGTATTGCGGCGGTAGTAGGGGCGGCGGTAAGTTATGCCGGGCAACAGCAGCAGGTAAAAGAATACAAGCGCGCCAATGCGGAGCAGGAAGCCTATGCCAACGCGCAGCAATACCTAGCCAACAGTAAGCGGCAGGAAGAGCAGCGCATGGGCGATGAGCAGCGGCAATCAGTAATGGATGAAGCGCAGGATGTCGCTCCGACCCGCCGCCCACAGATGCAGCAGGCAGAGGACAAGCAGACTGCCAGCAATGTGAACGCGCTGCAACAGGCCAACTTATTGGGGCAGGACAGCATTGCCCAAGCCACCGAAGGCAACCAGAGCGAGGAATACCTGCGCCAGCGCGCGGAATCGGCAGGCAAGCAGACCGACCGGGCAATCAAGCTGGCTCGTTTGTTTGGCGCATCCGGCGCAGGACAGGAAGCGATGGCCAACCAAATGATGGGTTCGATTAACCACCGGCTAGACCAATCGGCTATTGCCGCACGGCGCAATGCGATGCGCAGCGGCTACGATTGGATGTTTGACAACATGGACAACGAGCGCACCAAGACACGGGCGAAATATGACCCGAGCAAGGGCATGGGGATGCAGGCTTTGGGCGGCACGATGATGAATATCGGCATGAGCGGCTTGGGGCAAGGCATGGGCAGCGCGGCCGGCGGGATGAAGGCCAATAAAACCACGGCGAAAGGGGCTTTTTAAATGGTTAAGTTTGTGATTACCGAAGAGGCGATGTCGCCGATTGCGCAAGCCTTGAGCGGACAGAGCCGCATGGCCGGAGTGGCGGCGGGGCTGAAAAACCAAATGCTGGGGCTGGAACTGGACAAGATGCGCGAGGAGCGGCAGCAGGCGGAGCGGCAACGGCAGATGCGGAATGATTTAATCCCGAACCGGATTCGGCAGATGTTCGGCGATTATTCGCCACGGGTGCAGAACCGCTTGGCCGAACGCTTGGGCTGGCAGAATCCTAACCCGGAAGCATCTCCCAATTTGCTGGAAGAGTACAACGATGCGGTGGCGCTACAGAAAGCCATGAGCCTGCCGCAATGGGCGAACGCCCAACGTTATGCCGATGCCGTCCACCTGAATGATGCCTTTGGCGGCAACGGGCTGGAAGCAATTAAAGGCATTGGCTTGGCGCAGGATAACGCCAATAAGGAATATTACGATATGGCGGCACGGACAGCGCTGGAGAACGGCAATCGTGATATGGCGAACCAAGCGATTGCGGCGAGAAACGGCGATGTTTATAACCCGTATCGCACAGACAGCAATGGTTTGATGTATAACTCTTCTACCGGGCGGTTTGAAATCACGCCGATTGGGCAGGCTAATTTAGGCAATATTCAGGCACAGACGAACGAAAGGAATGCCCATACTGGGCTGTATGTTGCACAAACAGGAACGGAAGGGCTTAAGCAGCAGGGTTTGGCTATCGACAACCAGGGCAAATTGGTGCGCTTGGAAGAGCTGCAAAACCCGCAGGCGAAACCGCCGAGCCAAGTTTATAAACCCCTGACGGCGGCAGCGGTGGAATCAGTGTTTGGTATGGATGGCGACGCCTATCAAGCATTCCAGCTGGAAATGGCAAGGAAGGGCTATGCAGATGAAAACGAGTATCTGCCGATTTACTTGCGCGAGATGGAAGGGCGTAAGGCGGCAGGGAATGCGGTTGGTTCTGTTATGGGCGCAAGCCAGTTATCTCAGGCGTTGCCTACCGCGCCGGCACAAACACGCGCCGGCATAACATCTGCCGAACAGCCGCAAGTAGTGATGCCGATGCACCCGCTGGCCGGTGCATTGCCGCAGTACGCTTACACCCCAGCCCAAACAAATATGCCAGCCCCAGCCCGTCCAACCGGTAGCGCCACTCAGTATGATGCGGCGGCTGGTTTGTTTGGCGATAAGGGCAGCATTGCTTATGCCGACAATATCGCAATGTATGACAATATCGTGAAGAATATGGGGCTGCCCCCGCTGGGAAGCTCAAGCCAGCAGCAGGTTAAAGCTACGCTGACCCAGCTGTATCAGAATGGGAGACTGCCTAATGGTGGCAGTATCCCCCGCGACCATATCGAAGCCTTGGCTGCGCGATACCTGAAATAAACGTAACCGATTAGAAGTTTGCCACAATGCCTCCGTGATTAAACGGAGGTATTTTTTATGGGTTCCGGTAGAGATGAATTTTTACGGCAATTGTTCCAACAGCCGCACGGCCAGCAGTCGGCACGCATTCAGAAGCAGCAGACGGCTGCGCAGCAATTCATGGAACAACTGCCGCGCAATCAAATAGATGCCTACCGCAACAGCCAGCAGGGTATGGCGGAGATTGATGGGGTGGTGGGGATGTCGCCGACTGCGGCGCAACTGGTACGCTCTGCGCAGCAATGGGGCGGGAAAGGCACCGGCGATGCGGCTCGCGCCGTGATACAGTCGCCAGCAACTATTTGGGGCGGTTTGAAAGGCGGGGTGCATGCGCTTAATAGCGGTTTCTATCGTGCTGCAGATGATTTGAGTTTTAACAGCTTTGGCACCGGCACGCTCGGCGATTGGGCGAAAAACCAATCTAATCTTTCGCATGACGCGCAACGGAACGCCACTATCAACTATCAGACCGATATTGGCCGCGATGTAGGGCAAGGCTTGAACAGTTTTGGCGCGACCGCTCCGTTGACGGTGGGCGCTTTAGCCATAAAAAACCCCGCTATTATGTATGGTGGCATGGGGGCGCAAACTGGGCTGACGGAATATGGCAACGCCCGCGATGCCGGAGTGAGCCCAATCCCTGCGGCCATCTATGCCACCACGCAGGGCGCTATTGAAGTTGGCACAGAAAGGCTGCCGGCTGGCGCATTAGTGGATATGGTAAAGAGCAACCGTCCGCTGGCCGCATTAGTGAAAGCCCCGGCGCGTTATGCGCTGGGCGAAGGATTGGGCGAACAGGTAGCCACACTAGGACAGGACTATATGCAGGCCGCCTACCTTGATGCGCCAAAGAATGCGAACTGGCAGCAGGATTATTGGAACTCGCGCGGCGAAGCGGCCAGGACGACAGCGGTATCTTCTCTGGTAAGCAGCGGCGGGAATGTCGGCTTGGGTGCTGGTGGGGTTGCAGTACAGCGCGGAGTGAATGCGGTGCGGACACGGCAGAAGCCGCCGGTGCAACGCTTTATGCAGCAGCTGGACACGCAGACAGCTCAGCCTCAAGCACAACCTGCCCAACAGCCCGCCCGCCCCGGCAGGATGGCGAAAGGCTCGGGCAATGCGGTGGTGGATACCAATGCCCGAATTCAACAGGCTACGGCTAATGGCGGCTATCAAACGCGGCAAGCGCCGGCGGCGGATTTGCAAAACCTGACCGGCAATGCTGCGGTAGAGCGTTCGGTGCAGTTGATGATACATCATGAAAGCCGTGGCAAAGTGAATGCGCAAAACCCGCTTTCCAGCGCGGGCGGGCTGGGCGGATTTATCGATAGCACTTGGCTGACGATGGTGAAACGCTACCGCCCGGATGTTGCTGCCGGCAAGAGTAATGCGCAGATTATCGCGCTGAAGACACGCGATGGCGCTTTGGCTACGGAAATGACCCGCCGCTATATTCAGGAGAACGCGCGCCACTTGGAGAAAAACGGGCTGCCTTCTACGATGGCTAACCTGCGGCTGGCGCATTGGTTCGGCGCGGGCGGCGCAGTGCAGCTGTTGAATGTGGCGAACAAGAACCAGCAGATTGCCAATGTGGTCAGCCCTGCTGTGATGAAGGCTAATCCGAATATTCAAGGTAAAACGGTGCAGCAGGTAATCGATATTACCCATCGCGAGATGTACGGCAAGGCAGCGCAAAATATAGGTAGGATGGCTAAAGGTAGCGATTCGGCAGGGATGCCGAACAGCCCTGACACTTCCCCCGCCCTGCCCGACCAGCAGGCAGCCTTCAGCAGCGGCATGGAGGACAACAACCAGGCGATGCAGGTGATGCAGCGGGCGGCGCGGGAATCGCAGGCGGCGGCAGAGGAAATGCGGGAACAGTCGGAACGGCTGGGGCGGCAAACCAAGGTGTATCTGGACAATCAGATGCGGCAGGCACGCTTGCAGCTGATGGAAGCGGACGAGCTGGCGCCATCGGTGGCCGGCACGGATAACCAATACCGCGACCGCAGCCGGGCGGCTTCGCAGATGCAGGTAAACCATATCGCGCAAAACTTGGAGCCGGAGCTGCTGGGCGACAGCAAGGAGGTGGGCACCGGCGCGCCAACTTTGGCTAATGACGGGCGCACTATCATCGGCGGCAACGGGCGCGTGATGGGCTTGGCGCAGGCGTATGCCAACGGCAACGGCGAAGGCTACCGGCAATACTTGCTGGACAATGCCGAACAGTTCGGATTGAGCCGCGATGAGATTGCGCGGATGAATAAGCCGGTATTGGTGCGCCAGCTGGATGAATCGGTAGATATTGCCAAGGCGGCGGTGGCCTCGAACGAGGGCGGCGGCTTGGGCATGAGTGCGCTGGAACAGGCGCGGGCGGATACCGACCGGCTGCCGGACTTCGGCCACTTCATTGTAGACGACAGCGGCGAATTGAACACGGCGGCGAACCGTGGCTTTATCCGCGACTTTGTGGGCGCGATGCCGCACACGGTACGGGCGCAGATGGTGGATGCGGACGGGCGATTAAGCCAGGATGGGGTGCGCCGCTTGCGCAATGCCCTGCTGTATCGCGCCTATGGCAACAGCCCGACATTGAGCCGGATGGTGGAAAGCACCGACCAAGGGGCACGCAACCTCGTGAATGCGCTGGTTCAGGCTGCGCCGAAGATTGCCCAAGCGCGCGACAATATCCAGGCAGGCAATATGCATAATGCGGATATTGCCGAAGAGGTGATGCAGGCGGCGGAGAAGCTGAACCAAATCCGCGAACAGGGCGGCAGCGTGGCCGACTACCTGGCGCAGCAGGGTTTGTTCGGCGAAGAGATGAACGCGGTATCGCGCGAGCTGCTGGCCTTCTTTGAGGAACACAAACGCAGCGGCAAAGCTATTGCCACGCTGCTGCGCAACTATTACGATGCTTTGGCGGCGCAGGGCAACCCGAACCAGCAGGATGTATTCGGCGAACAGGCCGCACCGGATAAACAGCAACTTTTGGAGCGAACGATAAATGACTATGAACAAGAACACGGGCGAAGCGCAGACAGCGGGCAACTCTTCGAGCGGGCAGACGAGCGACCCGCTGGCGAGCCTGTTTCAGAAACTGAACCGCAACCCGCAAGCCGCCGCAGCGATGAAGCAGGCGCTGGCGAAAACAAAAGCGGAACTGAACGAGACGGAGGACAAAGCGGAAGAGTAACGGGGGAAGATGCGCCGAAGCTGAGCCGCAGCGCATCTACGCAGGAAAAATACGAGCAGCGGATTGACGAGCTGTTTGCCGGAAGCAAGCCGAACTACAACGGCCAGCGGGTACTTGACCGCTCCGATATGCTGGATATGCTGGGCTATGGCGATATGCCGCTTCACTTGGTGGAAAGCAAGGTTGTCCAAGGGGTGGACAACCATCCGCAGATGACCGCGGAAGTATGGAAGAAAATCCCTGAGTGGGTAGATAAGCCCGCCGCTGTTTTTGAAAGCGACACGGACAAAAACCGTTTGGTGTTTATCGCGCCGGAGAAAGTGGCCGGCCGACCTGTGCGCATCATCATTGAGCCGAACGGCAACCATCTGGAAGCGCACATCTTGGTGAATGCCTATGACGCAAACAGCAGGATGCCTTGGCAACGCTGGGTACGTGATGGCTTATTGAAATATATGGACATGACTAACGCCCACACTGTACTGGGAAGCTCCGGCTCAAATGCCGCGTTACCGACCAGACAGCCGAGCCGTTTTGGCTCGAGTGAGGCGCAGTCGTTCCGTTCACAATTAAACGGTATGCTGGCGCAATCACGTGGGCGTAAAAAGATTCTAACCGAAAAGAACCTGCAAGGCTACCTGAAAAACAACCCTGCCTTATCGCTGAACCATTCCGGCAACACTCCAAGCACGGCAACGCCGGAACAGGTGGCGGAAATCCGGCAGCAGGTGGCGCGCGCGGTGGGGCAGCGCAATATGCGGCTGATTGACGTACTGACCGCCGAAGAAGCAAGCCGCCCGGATGGGGCACAGGATTTGCGCGGGGTGGATGGCTGGTATGACCCGAAGAGCAAACGCATCACGCTGATTGCGGATAACCTGCCCAATGCGCGTGCGGCGCAATTTGCCGCATGGCACGAGCTGGGGCACCGCAAAATTGATGTGGCGGGCTGGCAACAATGGCGCGGGGTGCTGGAACAGGCGCGGCTGAACCCGACCATTCAGCAGCTTGCACAAACCATCCTGCGCCAGCGCAAGGCGGCAGGCGAAGTTATCAATCTTGATATTGCTACCGAAGAGGCGGCAGTAGAACTCTATTCGGCGATGAAGAATAGCGACTATGCCGCGTTGGAAAATAAATACAAGGTGAGCGTTCCGCTGGCGATGCGCGGCGGGTTGGCCGGTTATTTCGCCCGTTTTGCCCAACGCTTGCAGGCGGTGCTGGCGAAAGCCTTCGGTATCCGGCAGGCAGAGTTTGGCGATGGCGAGGTGTTCGAGCTGTTGCGGAAGATTGATAGGGCGGAGGAAGCTGGAAGCCAGCCGGCAGAGACTACGACGCCGCAGGATGCAACGCCGGAGAATAGCCGTTCAGACGAGGCAACAGAATCAGCCAAACTAACAGAGAAATTCAGCCGTAGCGAAAGTGCGCTGGAAGAGAAGCCGGGCTGGCTGGATAGGAACGAGCTGGGCGAATGGGAGAAAGGTTTGGCAGCCTACCACTCATTAGGCCGCCTAGTGAAGCCGGTGCTGGCCAAGCTGAAGCTGGCCAATACCGCGCCGCAGGAATTTACCGAAATGATGCGTGATTACCGCTCGCAGCTGAACGTAGCGGGGATGACGGCTTCAGAAATGGCAAAAGCCGGCGTACAGATGACCGCAGACGAGCGCGCCATGCTGTCGGATATTTTGGAGAAGGAACTGCCGCCGGGGATTGAAGTATCGTCGGAAATGCAGGAACTGGCCGGCACCATCCGCGAACTGTTGAGCCGGCAGGGCGAGCAGCTGGCTGACTTGGGCATGTTGAGCCGTGACAGCTTGGAACGCTTTAAAGATACCTACCTGCCCAGGCTGTACCGCCAACGCACGGAGCTGTTTGGCGGCAATGATTTAGCCAAGATGAACCGTGAATTTAACAAGGCGATGCGCGGCAGCTTGGGCAATGCGCTGGGCGGCCAGCACCTGAAGGGGCGCGGGATTTTTAAAACGGTATCGCGCAGCGAGCAGGCCGATTATGAAGCCAAGGGCTACGAGCTGCGGCAGGATTTCGGCAACCAAGGCAAGCATGCCGGCAAGGTGCTGATGTGGCGCGACTACACACGGGAAGAGCGCGCACAGATGGGCGAAGAGCGCGATGCGATTTTGCGCTTTACCCAAGGCTATGTGCAGACACAGGCCGACTTGGCAAAAGGCGTGTTGTTCCAGCGCATTGCCCAGAACGAGGAGTTGGCGAGCAAAACGGAAGTGGAAGGCTGGAAGCCCGTGCCGAACACCACTATTGCAGGTACCGGCGGCGTACACCGCTACGGCGCGCTGGCCGGGATGTATGTGCATCCCGATGTGTACTACCACTTGGAGCAACAGTTTGCGGTGCAGAATGCGGCGCTGAAGATTTGGCGCGCTTCGCTGGGCTGGTGGAAAATGACCAAGACGGTCTATAACCCGGTAGCGCATACCAATAACGTAGTATCTAACTTCTCGCTGTTGTTCATTGCCGGCGGGCGGGTGCGCGATTTACAGCCGGCGGCGGCCAGCATCAGGAACAAAGATGCGCTGTATCGTGAGGCGTTGGAGCTGGGCTTGGTGGGTGAAGCGGTGGACAGCGCAGGGATACGCGAACTGTTTACCGGCTTGAATAATACCGACGATGATGCGGTGATTACCGATAGCTTTTTCCGGCGCGTATTGAAGCGGGCGGATAAGCTGGCTCTAGGTGTCCCCGGCAAAATTTCGGACAAAGCGCAAACCTTCTACCGCGTAGAAGACGAGGTGTTCAAAATGGCCTTGTATCGGATGGCGCGCAGCAAGGGCTTGTCCAATACCGAAGCGCGGGATTACACGCTGAACTTTTTCTTCGACTACGGCGAAGTGCCGTATGGGATTAAGTTATTGCGTGACTCATCTTTGCTGCCGTTTGTGAGCTACACCTATAAAGCCATCCCGGCGGTGTTGCGCGGGGCGCTGACTAGGCCACACCGTTATCTGGCGGTAACGGGGTTGATGTATGCACTAAATGCCCTGTCTTACGCCATGCTGGGCGATGATGCGGATGAAGAGGAAGAACGCAAGTATATGCCGGAATACATGAAGGGTATGACTTCGTTCGGCACGCCGAAGCTGATTCGCCTGCCGTGGAACGACAGCCAAGGCAAGCCGATGTTTATTGATGTGTATCGTTGGCTGCCGCTGGGCGACTTTGCCGATGTGGGCAACCGTACCGGCGGGCTGCCGGTGCCGCAGTTCATGAATCCGAATGGCCCGGTGGTATCAACCTATAATGCAATGGTAAACAACACCGACACCTTTACCGGCGGCAAGCTCACGCAAGACTACATGACGGATGGCGAGAAAACCATTGTCCGTGCCAAATGGATTGCCGGGCAAATCCTGCCGGCCAGCGTGGGTATGCCGTTCTCTTATCACAGCAACAATGTGATGGACGGCCTGAAAAACCAAATGGAAGGCACGAAGTTTGCTGAAGTGCTGGAAGATTTGGGCTGGACGGGTAAAACTTATCGCGGAGAAGATAAGCAGTTGTACCGTGCGGCATTGGGCGCATTTGGCATCAAGGTGCGCGGCGAGAAGCCGGAAGATTTGCGCGCGGCTACGCAGCGGCGCTTGCACAGCCAAGAGCGGGAAATCCGAGCCGATATGCGCCGCATCCGCCGCAACAATACGCTTAGCCAGCAGGCTAAAGAAGCACAGCTGGCACGGCGGCAGTCTGCCTTGCAGCGGCTGTTTGAACAAATGCCCAGGCGTTCGGCAGACTGAACGTAACCGATTAAAACTTTGCCACAATACCCCTGTTGAAATAACGGGGGTATTTTTTATGGCGCAACCAAACCGCTACGAACCACAGGCGGGATTTGCCGAACAGACACGCAACAATGTGCCGGGGCGCAGCCCGATTAACGCGCGGGCATTGGATGACGAGCTATCCGGCATTTCGCAGTCGATTAACGGCATTGTGGGCAACTTGGAGCTAATCCAACGCGATGACGGCAGCTTGAAGGATGCCACGGTGCATCTGCATGCTTTGGGCGAATCGGTATTAAACCTGATGGGCGGCTTTAACCTGCGCGGCGAATGGCAGGCCAATACCAGCTATGCAGCCAAGGATATTGTGGACTACCAAGGCCATCTGTTCGTGTGCATGACTGCCAACCAAGATGCGGCGTTTACCGCTGCCAACTGGCACCGCTTCGGCGAGAAAGGGGCTGAGCTGCATCAAGTATTGCGGCAGGTGGCGCATATGCAAACGCAGGTGCAGGAGGAAGGGCGCAAGGCTTTACAGGCGGCGGCGCAAACATTGCAAACGGTGCAGCAGGTGGGGGTGTATGCCAACGCGGCAGAAGCTTCCGAACAACAGGCAGCGCTTTCGGCGGCTAAGGCCAAGGTAAGCGCGGCCGCTGCAGAGCAATCACGGATTAGTGCGGAAGCTGCTGCTGCCAGCGCAGAAGGTGCGGTTAATAACGTATCAGGCAAACTGGCAACTAAGCTGGATGCCAGCGTTTTTGAAGAGTTCAAGAACAAGGCGGCAACCAAGGAAGAGTTGGAGGAAAAGGTTGGCGGGTTGTTCACCACGCAGTTGACTGAAAACGGCTATCTGAAGTTGCCGAATGGCTTGGTTATCCAATGGGTTCGGATAAATAAAACGATTGGCGCTATTTCAGGGAATTATAACTTCCCACTTGCTTTCCCAAATAAATGCTTTGGGGTTTTTTGCGGGAACCAATATAACGGCAGTGGTAGTGGGTACACGGCAGCGGCGGGAGTGGTTTCCAATGCCACATTCAAGATACTGGAGAACGTACTTGCTCATGTTGGTGCTGGCACTGTCGCCCAAGTGTTCGTTATTGCGATTGGCCATTAGGAGAATAGCTTATGTATTACTACTCAAAATCAACAGGAGGCTTTTACGACAGCGCTATTCACAGCGGCTGGCCTGAAGATGTAATCGAGATTAGCCCAGCCCAGCACACCGAGCTATTAGCCGGTCAGTCGCAAGGCCAAGTGATTATGCCGGGCAAAGACGGCAAGCCTGTATTGGCTGACCCCGCACCCAGCCATCTGCATCAATGGAACGGTAAAGAATGGGTGTTAGATAAAGCCGCTGCATCACAACTCTTGGCCGAAGCCATCGACAACGGCACTAAGGCAATTAACGATTTGGTGGATGAAGCCTACCGCCACGTTACCCGCTTCTGGCCGGAGTACCAACTTCGAGAGCAACAGGCTGCCGAGTATAAAGCCGGTGGCTATAAGGGTGAGTTACCAACTCAAGTCGCTGCCTTTGCTGAGCCTACAGGTAAAGGAGGTAAAGAAGCTACCGATATTATCCTTGCTCAAGCGGCGAAACTACGGGTCACGATGGAGCAACTGGGCATCCTACGGATGAAGAAGCTTGAACTCAAGAACCTGAAAACCGCAGTCGAAGTTGATAAACGTGCGGCAGAGATTGTGGCTGCCATTCAACCGCATCTCCAAGAGCTAGAAAAGGTGGGCAAATGATTTACCTGGCTTTGTATCACGGCCACCGTGGCGGCACGGGCTGGCGTGTGTGGGCAGCACGGTTTACCGATGGGCTGACCCGCATCCTGACACGCGGTAGGTATAGCCATTGTGAAATTGCTATCAGGCTAGCTGGGCAGGATAGCGAGCCGCAGTACGAGTGCTACTCCGCCAGCCTGCGGGATAAAGGTGTACGCAGAAAAACCATGCCGCTGCCATCGGCCAAGTGGGATTTGATTGCGCTGCCGGACAGCGTGAGCGAGCGGCTGCATAGCTTGTGGGAGGAAACCCAAGGCCAAGGCTATGACCTGCCCGGCGCGTTCGGCGTGGTGTTTGGTTTGAGAGAAAACCGGAAGCGTTGGTTTTGTAGCGAGTGGGTGGGCAAGGCGTTGGGGCTACCTGAAAGCTGGCGTTTTTCGCCAAACGATTTAGCGGTAATTGTGAACATGGGAAGGGAGGAGAAATGACACCGTTGGAACCGTCTAATGTACCTGGCCATATGCTGAACATGGGCATGATTGGCATTTCCGGCACAATAGCCGGCATGCCGTTAGAAGCCCTCGTGTTGGGCGCGGTGGCCGGGGCATTGCATCACGGCTTGAAAGAACCGGGCAGCCGTAAGAATGGGATGCTGGTCATCATCACCAGCATGCTGCTGGCCGGCTCTTTGTCGCCGATGATTATGGCCTATCTGGCCTTGAGCTTGGGACTGGAGCAGGAGGTGTTCAAGGCCGCCGTGCCGATGCTGATTGGCTTGGGTTGGTCTTGGGCTACCCCGCTCTTGAATGACGGCCTGCGCCGTTTGTGGGCGGGCTGGATTGATAAATGGGGAGGTAGAAGGAAATGAACTTGGCAATGATTACCCAATGCTTATTGATGATAAACGTCGCGGCAATGGCGGCGATATTCGTTTATTCCGCCTGCTCGCTTTCGGTGCGGCAGTGGACGGCCAAGCAACCTGACTACTGGATACATAGTTTCTTAGTGGGCGGCTCGGTGGCGGTTATCGGCCATTCGCTTGCCGGCGGGCAAGTCCACCATTGGACAGAAATCATGTTCAACGTAGCAGCTGCATCTTACTTCGTGATGCGTTCGCGCCGCATTCACTTGCTGGCTGGGATATTGCAGCGCAAAGGCAAAGGCTACCTGAAAGAGAGAAGGGAAACGAAATGACGGAATTGGCATGGATTGCGGAAGCACGGGCATACATCGGCATGCACGAAAGGGATGCTCGCGGCTTAAAGACCATCCCTTTGTGGGTACGGGCTTTGAAAGGTTGGTGGAGCGACACCAAAACGCCGTGGTGCGGAACGTTTGTCGGCCACTGTTTGCAGGCAGCCGGCAGGGATATTGCGAAAGAATGGTATCGGGCGAAAGCCTGGGTGAACGGCGCTACCCGTTTGGCGAAACCTGCGTATGGCTGCATCGTGGTATTCGAGCGGCAGGGTGGCGGGCATGTCGGCTTTGTCGTCGGGCAGGATAAGCAGGGCAACCTGATGGTGTTGGGCGGTAACCAGGGCGATGCGGTCAATATCAAACCGTTTGCCAAGAGCCGCGCAGTGGCCTACCTGTGGCCGAACAAAGGCGGCAAGCCTGCTTACCCCGCCGAAGAGCGTTATACGCTGCCGCTGTTGCAGAGCGACGGGAAGCTGAGTAGGAATGAGGCGTAAACATGCAGGCACCAGGGGAATGGCTGATGGATAGGATTGCCGAATGGCAGGCCAAATCTAAAGAAGCCAGCAACAACGCAGATTTGCCAGCGTTTGAATTTGCAGAACGTGAGATAAAGAACTATCAGGAAATGTTGAGACGCTATGAGTGAGCTATTGAAATACTGGAAGCTGCTAGCCATTGCCGCGCTGTTGGCGGCGGTGGTGGGCGGTGAATATTGGTATGGTAGGCAACGCTATCAGGCGGGCTACGGTGCGGCCACAGCGGCCATCACGGCCAAGATGCTAGAGCAGCATCAGCAGCATCAAAAAGCCGCCCGTGCGGCCAGCGTGGAATATCAACAAACCAAGTCCGAAGCGGATGAGAAAGTGAGAGTGCAGCGTGAAGTGGTACAAAAAATTATCGAGCGGCCTGTGTATATTGACGATTGCACTGATGCAAGCGGGGTGTCAGTCCTCAACGCCGCCATTGCCGAGCGCCGTTGA